CAGATGCTTGGTCTGCACCACGCATATTATCAACATCAAATGTGAAATCTAATTGTCCTACTACTGCACATGGTGGAGTTACGATATCTGGTATTGTATCATAAACTCTCAGATTTGTGATTGTTTGTAGGTTATCTTTTAAGGCATCTCTTATGCCATTAATATTTGTCATTGCCATTAGAAAGCCAAACCAAAGTTTCTGCGGAATGTCTTTAGTAACATCTCAACATCTGGATCAAGGCGAGAATTAAGACGAACTGTTCCTAGTTCTACAGATCCTGCAATACCAAATGGAGATTGCTTTCTAACAAATAATCTTGATGCCTGAATTTTACAGGCTAGTTCTACTTCATATGGAACAGATGACCATCCCCAAACTCCAGTTATCTTAACTGTTTGTGGGAAAAAGTATGGGAAAACATATGTTTGAACTGCTAATAATCTTGTTACTGGCCAACCTATTTCTGGACTATTTACAGGTTCATACATAATGTCTGTGTCTAAATTCCAATTTTGTGTATATGCACCATTAAAGTTTGCTCTTGATAATACTTGTGTTGGCTCAACAAGGTCATCTATTTCTAGATACCATGGACTTAACGGTGTGTAATATTTAGTTACTGGAGATGCTAGTGTGCCTTCTTGATAGAAGTATCTTTGACAATACTCATCAATCATACGACTTGCAGCAAGAATTGCTGCTTGGATATCATTATCATCCAGGCTATCTTCAATTTGCAGTGCATTTCTCACATCTGCTAGTGTCGTATAGACATTATTAGGCTGTGAACTCTGTGCAAGCGTAGGTCTACTCATTTGCTCCTCTTCTCCATCTTAGGCAACATTGCTTTTTCCATCTTTGGAGTTGCCGTTGCTGTTTCTTTTTTAATTCTAAAAATCTTTTTAATTCTTTTCATAACTTCCTTCTTAAGGTAAAGGCAGGTGAACCTGATAAACGGGGCAGCCAACAAATCCACCTGCCACCCTAGGATATTTTCCTGGGTATCCCAGTAAGGCTAAGATCAACCCTAGCCCTACTGAGAATACTTTTTAGACTAGAATGTTGGTGCTTCAAGTCCAGTTCCAGCGACATAAGAAAATGCACCTGGATAGCGACCTGCAGTTACAGCAGCATAGCCGTATACTACTGACTTGATTGTGAGCGAACCTGCTCCAGTTGCATCAAAGTTCAATGCGAATGGTGATCCTGCTTGCTCCCATAGATGGAATTCTGGTGCTGTTACGCAATAGATTCTATCTTGATCGCCATCAAAATCAGTACGAACATTTGCATCAGCAACAATAGGTAGACCCATCATTGAGTAACCTGAGTTACCATAGTATGCTTGTCCTGCACCTGTTGCAATTGAGTTAAATGGTCCGTTTAGTGTTGGAACTACTAATGGACGACCTGTTGAATCAACTGCTGCTAGCAAGAATGCTAAGCGTCTTGGATGCATTACCCAATGTGTTGGGTTCATGAATGAACCAGTCTGAACTGACTGGTATGCATCTGCCAACTTTGGATACAGTGCTGCAACTGTTGGTGAAGCATCTGTGTATGTTACTGCAGTAATGCCAGGAGTATCATTAAGACCTAGCATTTGACCTGATGCACCAGTACCGTTTAGGATCTGGTTGTCAAGTGTTGTGTGCCATCCACGAATAAGGTCAGCAACAATGAATGTATCAATGCCTGTTCCTCTTTCAATAGCCTGCTTTGAGATATCTTGCTGTCCTGCAATTGTACGAACATCTACTGTAAGTAGTGTATCGTCAGCATTTGTATTTGAGATTGCATCATTCTGTGCAGCCTGAACTGCAGTTGATGTACCAGTAGTCATGCGTGAGATATTTAGTGTCATACCTGCTGCTGGAAGTGCCATCTTGTTTGTTGCGAAGTCTGCTGTTGGGCGACCTGCACGAGCAAGTGGTGCTGCTAGATCAACAAGGTACTGTGGAATTACGAGTCCTGAGAAGTTTCCAGTGCCAACTGAACGACGCTCTACTTCTTCTTCACGGCTGTGACGAGCAAGACGCTCTTGTGCTGCATAGTCATTGCTGAACTTAGCAGTAAATGCATCCTTTACGAATGATACATCTGCATTATCTGCAGAGTATGTACGGGCTTCACGAGTTACTGATGATCCGCCAACTTTTGGCATTACAACATTAGCAACTGATGATCGTGCTTCTGATGCCTTAGCATCTGCATCTGCCTGTGCTTTGAACTTTTCAATCTTTGAATCTAGTGAGCGTGACTCTTCAACAAGGGCATCAACCTTTGCTGTTTCATCTTCTGTAAGGTCTGTACGGTTCTCTGTGGCTACTGCCTCAAGAATTGCATCCATTTCTACCTTAACTGCATCACGGGCTTCAATTACTTTGTCTAAATAAGACATTTATTGTTCTCCTTTGTGAGTTTGTTAATTTGAGGTGGTGGTTATGGATTTCACGACGCTTACGGGTGTGAACCTAACTCCGACTTCATCCTATCTTTTGGATAGGAATATTATTTTATATTATTTCTCTTTGCTTTTGCTAAACGAAGAGACATTGATCTTGGCATATTATCTGGCAAGAAGTTTAGAACTGATGGGAAATCTCCAACAATCTTTCCACCTTGTCCAGGAACATCTACTACATTTATAACATTTGTAGTAGCCATTTCTTCTACTCCACCACACATAATGCAATCGCCACATGTGCAGCCCATATCACAACAATCACATGATTCTGGCATTATTGTTGGCTGAATTAATAGAGGTGAATCTTCATCTGTATCATCATCTGGAAGGCCAAGCATTAATTGTAGTAAATCTTTACCTTCCTCAATTTCATCACTTGCATCACTTATTTTATCTAAAATTGATAATAAAGCAACAGTTGTTTCTGGAGACATTTCTCTTCCTTCTTTCAGTGCTTGTGCTGCTCTTTTAATTGCTTCCCTGGCTTCTACTGAAGTTGATGGGTATGCTGGATATGTGACAATTGATACATCTCCGTCAGCAAGGCTAACCTCTGTAAGTGTTCTTTCTGAACGGTCTTTGCTCCAATTTTGACGGATTACTCTAAATGCAAAAGACATTTGATCAACATCACCACGAGCAACTAGAGTATATAAGTCTCTTGCTTCTTGTGTATCTGCTAATTCTGCTTCAAAGTATAGTCCTGTTTCATCTTCGTATAATCTCATTGTCCCGTTTTTGGTCCTGGCCATTGGTAAGCCTTCGTGGTTAGCCAATAAACGAACATCTGGTGTCTCTTGTAGTGTCTTTGAAAATGCACCTGGTGCTATTTTTTCAATAAAAGGCAATGGAAGTGATGGCTCATTAAATACTGCAGCATAACCTGCCATACGCATAGTACCGTCTTCTGCCTGTCTTGCTTCTATGTTTCTGACCGTAAAGGTACGGTGCTCAGTCTTTTTCATCTTGCTCCTTGCTTTTTTATTTGTTGAGTTAATTTCTTGCATTAGTTTTTTACCTCATCACTATAAGCAGCCTGTGGATCTGTTGGATCAACTAAGGATACTTGCTGCAATTGTGCTGAAGGAAGTCCTGTATGAGATATTTCTGTCATATCTAGCATCTTAGCAACATCGTCTGGATTATATCCAACCTGTACTAAAATAGCAGCAATCTCAGCCTTCATCTTATCTCCAACAAGTGGTGCTTGACCAGCATCAATATTTTGTAGAGGAAGTCTATATTGATCTCCTGAATCACCAAGTGATGATAAGTCTTCATAGTTGCGTACATCATTTAGTGATAAGAATCCTTCTCTTAATCCCTTTGTATATGCGTCAAAACGCTCTATTGTTGTTCCTCGCAAAAGTGCATCAAGGTTAAATCTAACAAATCCATCTGACTCAGGAAGTAGTGGAGATAGTGCTTGCTCCAAACGCTCTAATAATGGACGCAATGTGTGCTGAACAAATGCTAAGTTATTGGCTTCAACTGATGCATAGGACATTGCTCCTTGTGTAGGATGACCTATCAGTGATAATGGGACACGGAAAATTCTTGCAATATCTTCTACATTGAATCGTCTTACCTCAATTAGTTGTGCGTCAGAGGCATTTAGTGATAGTGGTTTAAATGCTGCACCACCAGAAAGAATACCAACTTTACCTGCCATGTAAGGGCCAGAGTGTGACTGTTGCCAGTTACGAGCAATATCTCCTGCTTGTTCTGCGTTTAATTCTCCTTCAACTTCAATAACTCCACCAGGATTAGCAGCGTTACCAAAATATGAAGCAGCATATGTATCAGAAGCCTGTGCAATACCAACAGACATACGGCAAGCACCAATTGGGCTTAATCCATAATATGATCCTGGCATTCTAAATAATGGGATGTGAAGAATTTCATTGCTTGTTAAAATTTGATCGTAAATGCCATTTTCTATATCTTTAATTCTATAGACAAGTGGCTCTCCTGGAATAGGTCTTTCAATTCTTACTTCATTAGGGTTTAATACATATAGTTCTGTTACTTCATTATTATCATCTCGTACCGTCAAAATAAATGCATTGCCATGTAAATGCATAGAAGTAATTACTTGTTCAATAAATTCTAGTCTTGTTGCTTCTGGGTTTGGCTTATTTACCCATGCTGGAGTCTCTCCATAAACTGTTGTGTATGAAAGACGATTGCGTCCTCTGCGTACATATGCACCCATTGGCAATGAAGAAATAGTATCTCCAAGTAGTCTTACGCAAGAATAAACGGTAGATGTACGAATAGCAGACTCTGTATCAACATATGTACCTGTATTGGCTACACCAAATAAAGGACGAGGTGGAATCAATGGAAGTATATATTGACTATTCATATCTCTGGCTTCTTCAGATGCCTTTAGTCTTTTAGATAGACTCATTTAATTACCCTTTTCCCTTAGTTAATTTTACCATGTTGCTATGCCTACTCGCTTCCAGGTATTTGCTGCTATGCAGATGTATATGTAGTCGTTGTCATATGTAATTGTTCCTACGGTTCCCGTCGCAGATGCTGAGGCTGGAGTCTTTGTAGTTAATTGTAAATCACCATAAATTCTTACAGATCCAAGATTTCCACCAGCAGAGTCAAACTTACCCTTGATTAAAGGTGTTGCTGTAGTGCTATTTGAAATATATAGGTTATCAGATGTAGTTTCATTTACGCCTGAGTTATATCCAAGGAATAAGTTACGAGAGCCTGTTGTATTATTTGCTCCTGCTCTATATCCAAGGGCTGTGTTTGTACCACCTGTAGTTACAGATGCAATAGGAATACTAAATCCTGATCCTGTTAATAGTCCTGCTGGAGGTGCTGAATCAACATCTATAGTAAGTGTTGCTCCATTTACCATTCCAATTCCAGTATCAACAATTGAAACTCCTGTTACAACTCCACCAGAAACTGTTATGTCTGCTGTTGGAAGTGTCCACCAAGATCCATTATCAGGAAGTAAGGCTACTGCAGTATAAACTCCATTAGTATATCCACTACCTGGAGTAATTGCTCCAACAGATGCAATAATAGATGTTGTATCTCTAAGTGCTTCTCTTCCAATTGCTGTTTGGCCATTTCCTACAACAACTGATCTTAATGTTTGAGATCCCATTGCAGTATTTTGAGCAGAAGTTCTACTTGAATATAGAGTACTGGAGCCATTAGAGGCATTACCATTACCTGTTATGTGATTAAGCATTGAATATACACCAATTGCATTATTACCACCAGCAGTTGTTGCAGATTGCATTGCTTGTTGACCAATAGCAATATTTGAAAATCCAGTTGTTAATGTTTCAAGAACACTACCACCTAAAGCAAGATTGGCAGAACCACTTGTAGCAGCATTTAAAGCATAGTTTCCAATTGCTACATTTGACTCTCCAGTATCACAATTTTGAAGTGTAGCATTTCCAATTGCAATTTGAGAGTTTTGAGTAGTAGCAGCAGTAAGTGCATTATTTCCAATAGCCACATTTGCGGCACCTGTTGTATTAGAACTCATAACATTTGAACCAAGTGCTAAATTTGCAAAACCAGTTGTATTATTATTAAGTGCATTTTGTCCAATTGCAGTATTAACATCACCAGTTGTAGTTATCGCAAGAGTATTTGCACCAATTGCAGTATTTCCAGATGCTGTGGTTAAATCATTTAAAGCAGCAAATCCAATAGCAGTATTTGAATTACCTGTTGTATTTACTCTAAGTGCTTGACCACCAATTGCAAGATTATAATTACCAGTAGTATTATCTCCAAGAGCACTATTACCAATAGCAATATTTTCCTCACCTGTTGTGTTGTCTTCAAGTGATTGTGCACCTATACCAAGATTATTCTGACCAGTTGTATTAGAAGCAAGGGCTCTAAATCCAATTGCAGTTCCATTATCTCCTGTGCTAACTCTAAGAGCATCTCTTCCAACTGCCGTGTTTCTTGATCCAGTAATATTAGTAATAAGTGAAGAATGTCCTATAGCAGTATTTGATTCACCTGATGTGTTAGAAAGTAAAGATCTATATCCTACTGCTGTATTTAATGTACCAGTATTACTTTGTAATGCTTGGTATCCAAGTCCAGTAATTTCATCTGCACTATTATTTAATGCTGCTTGATATCCAACGACAACATTTCCTGAGCCTGATGATAACCATCCTGCTCTGTATCCTACTGCTGTGTTTCCTGTACCGTTTTGATTTACCTGTAAGGCTGCTCTACCAATTGCTGTATTTCCTTGACTAGTTGTTACAGTTGATACTGATATGCTAAATCCTGATCCCGTCAATAATCCAGCAGGAGCAGTGTCTGCATTTAAAGCAAGGTTATCTCCAACAATAACTCCACTTCCAGCAGTGGTAAGAGTAACTACTGTAACTAATCCACCTGAAACTGTTATAGTAAATGTTGGACCAAATCCACCGTATGATCTTTGAGGAACTAAGTCAACATCAGTATAAACTCCATCTGTGTATCCTGATCCAGCAGTAATTGCTCCAAGAGTTGCAACACCAGTACCAGTAAACTGTCCAGTGCCTTGACCAAAGTATGCGTTGTCTGATCCTGAGCCTATTGATGCACCTGCACCATTTCCAACTGCAGTATTTGAAATACCAGTTACAAGTCCTGCCATTGCATTAGTACCAATAGCAACTCCAGCAGCAGTTGTTACTGATGCACCTGCATTAAAGCCTATAAAGGTTGCTCCATTAGAAGTTGTAGAATTTACTAAAGCATTTTGACCAATTGCCACATTAACACTACCACTTGTATTGTCTTCAAGAGCAGATACACCAATAGCAACATTGCCAGAGCCATTGTTAGAATGTAAAGCATTATAACCAATTCCAACATTGCTCTGACCAGTTGTTGCAAGTTCTAAAGAATTATTTCCAATAGCAAGATTGTTAGAACCAGTAGTATTATCAGTAAGTGAGTAACCACCAATAGCAATATTTCCAGAACCTGTAGTGTTATCAAAGAGTGTATTTGAACCAATACCAGTATTTGCATCACCTGTTGTATTATATCTAAGTGATCCTGAACCTATAGCAGTATTATTATTTGCTGTAGTGTTGTCTTCCAATGCACTATTACCAATAGCAACATTAAGTGTACCAGTTGTATTTGCTTCTAATGCAACATTTCCAATACCAATATTTCCACTTGCAGTATTATTTAAAAGAGCACTTCTACCTAATGCAAAATTGTCATTACCAACTATATTATTCTGTAAAGCATTGGTTCCAATAGCAACATTTTGAACACCAGTTGTATTGAATTGAAGTGCTGATAGTCCAATAGAAGTATTTGAATTACCTGATGTATTATTTTCAAGGGCAAAATTACCAATTGCAAGGTTATCAGTACCTGTATTATCCTTTAATGTTCTATAACCAATACCAAGAATGTCGTCTTGAGTATTGTTATTAAGTGATTGACTACCTATAGCAATTGCTCTATCTATTGTAGTTCCGCCTGATGGATATCCAGACATTGCTGCTACACCAATAAGTGTATTATCAGATCCAGTTATATTAGAACTTCCTGCAAATGTACCAATAAAGAGGTTTTGCTCTCCTGTAGTATTATCTCTACCTGCTTCTTGTCCTATTGCAGTGTTATTTCTTCCAGTAGTTGTATATTTTAATGCTCTTCCGCCAATTGCTGTATTTTGTTCACCTGTTGTATCGTTAGCAAAAGTTTCTGTATTTCCAATAGCAATATTAGAATTACCAGAACCTGTTCCTTCATCAATAACTATATTAGTATCAATAGTAATTCCACTTGTAAAAGTTGGATTACCAGTACTCATTACAAATGTATTGCCTGTACCTGTTTGTGAGAATATACTTGATGTACCTGCTGTAGATCTTATTGGTCCTGCTGTTAAGTCTCCAGCACCTGTCGCTCCCGTCGCTCCTGTGGCACCTGTGACACCAGTTACACCTGTTGGACCTGTAGGTCCAGTATTTCCAGTAACACCTGTTGGTCCTGTAGGACCAGTGTCTCCAGTTACTCCAGTTGCACCTGTAACACCAGCATCTCCTGTAACACCAGTAGGACCTGTAGGTCCTGTGTCACCAGTTACACCAGTTGGGCCTGTGGGCCCAGTGTCTCCAGTTACACCTGTAGGGCCTGTAGGCCCAGTTGCTCCTGTAACACCTTTTTCAGCAAAGAGTTCCCATTCAGTAGGATCATTTGCAGGATCAGTGTAAACATTTGTTGTAACTACAGTGCTTACATAAGTATTTCCATCAACTGTACTTACAGCAACAGTATCTTTTACATAACTTGCTGATACCCATAATCCAATAAAGTTTAATGTTGTGCCTGTGGCACCTGTGGGTCCTGTAGGACCTGTATCACCAGTTACACCTGTAGGACCAGTATCACCAGTCATTCCAGTAGAACCAGTAGGTCCTGTATCGCCAGTAACACCTGTTGGACCTGTTGGTCCAGTGTCACCAGTAACACCTGTTGGGCCTGTAGGCCCAGTATCTCCAGTTACTCCTGTGGGACCTGTATCGCCAGTTACGCCAGTAGGACCTGTAGGTCCTGTCTCGCCTGTAACTCCAGTAGGTCCAGTATCACCTGTAACTCCTGTAGGCCCAGTATCTCCTGTGACTCCTGTTGGTCCTGTAGGACCAGTGTCTCCAGTAACTCCTGTGGGACCTGTATCTCCTGTAACACCAGTAGGCCCTGTAGGGCCTGTATCTCCTGTTACACCAGTTGGTCCAATATCTCCTGTGACACCTGTAGGACCTGTTGGTCCTGTGTCACCAGTAACGCCTGTTGGTCCTGTAGGACCAGTGTCTCCAGTTACTCCTGTGGGACCTGTTGGTCCTGTAACTCCAATAGGACCTGTTACGCCTGTAGGTCCAGTATCTCCTGTTACTCCTTGTTCGCCTGTCATACCAGTTGGACCAGTATCGCCTGTGACACCAGTAGGTCCTGTGT